AAAAAGCTGCCGAGGCCGCAGAAATAGCAATAAAGGATTCATTGGAAAAAGTTGAAATGGAAGAGAAAGCCCGGAATGCGGAAGCCACTATCGCCCTATTGGACGAAGAGCCGGTTTTCGACATAGTCACTAATTTAGGCACGATTAAGGTAAAACTTTACAGCAAGACCCCGAAACATCGCTATAATTTTGAAAAGCTCGCGTTGACGGGCTATTATGACGGTCTGTTGTTTCATCGGGTAATAAAGGACTTTATGATTCAAGGCGGGGATCCTTACACAAGGGATACGGCCATGGTCGCAAAATACGGCCAGGGTGGTCCGGCCTATACTGTTCCTGCTGAGTTCGTCCCGGAATACAAGCACAAGAAAGGGGCTTTGGCAGCTGCCAGAAGAGGTGACGCCGCCAATCCTAAGAAAGAGTCTTCCGGCTCGCAGTTCTATATTGTGCAGAATCCTCAGACATGCGCCCAACTTGACGGGGAATATACAGTGTTCGGGGAAACTATTGACGGCCTAGATGTCATTGACAAAATTGCAGATGTCACGACAAACCGTATGGATTTGCCTGTCAGTCCTGTCAAAATTATATCTGTCAGACTTGACAAAGCATCGGAACCTACTCTTCCTGTACAGGCTTCTGACACCTCTGCCGTGGCTGCCGCCGACTCATTAAAGGGCAAAGTCGAAAAATAATAGAAAAATTGACTGTTTTTTATAAATTATTTATTAAAAAGCCACTAATGGCATAGAAATTGCAATAATTTTCATCGAATAGTTTTTTCATAGGTTAAGTTTTAGGTTAGAATTGCGTATGCCTTTCGTTGTGAAACGAGAGGCATACATCTTTTTATGCCTCCCAGAGCATTGAGAGCCATTTTGCTGATGTCAGCAAAACGCAACAATCCAACCTTTAAGCAACAAAAACGCAACAGTTTTTCTCCAATCTGATTACAATAAACTCACTACGCTCAACCTTACTATTACAAAGGTGGAAACTTTTTCAGAAGCTTCCAAAATGGCTTTCTGAAATTCCACAGAGAGTAGCTGACCACCAGTGCCAGCAGCCACCAGAACCCACGCATCTTCGCCTTCTGCCATTTCGTCAGCGGTTTTTCGGTAATTACAGGCACCCGAACCTCCTTATTAACATATACTATACTGTCTTTGCGGTGTACAGGAACGTCTACAGGCACGGCAAAATGAGACTTCTTGCTGATTAGCGAGTGATGCAGAAAACCGAGACTGTCTATTTTCGCATCACTGATAGCAAATGTGTTTTCAAGGCGTGAAGCCGTGTCACGGGTCACCACCTTTTCCGTTTCCTTTGGCAAAGTGACTTTCACAGTGTCATGAATATAGGTCGTCACCTCCTTGACCGATGTTCTGATGCTGTCTCGGACAATGATTGTCGGCTGCCGCCTGCAAACGCCGCACGAGGTGGCAATGGCAGCAATCGCCGGTAGAATTATCATTTTCCTGATGTCACGAAAATGATGCGAGTGTGCTGATTTTTTCAATTTTCGTATCATAGACGTTCTTTTTTGTGCCAGAGCAGCCGTTATCCGTGCCAAAATTGCCTTAAATCGGTCCAAACGCTATTTGATGCCGGTTTTAATTTTACGCCTCACTCCTCCGAGCCTGTCCGCCCAAGCCTCCGTCCAGAAGTTGTAATAGCCATCAGGATTTGAAGGCTCATACTTGTACAGACAGGCGTGGATGATTGATGGCAGTCCGATAATAGGGAGATATAGCCAGCCAAGCCTCATCGACTGCCGGCAATGCCCTAACTCGTGGTTAACCGTCTTGTCTTCGCAAGACCGCCCACAATACATAGAGCTAAGAAAGATATACCGGCCAAGTGATATTCCTCCTCTCATTGAATCGGCAAAGCAGACAAGAACTCCCCTGGTCTTCATCTCGCTTGTCTTATCAGCCGCCCGAAAGAAAATCAGCATCACAAACCCTAACAGGTTTTGCGGCAACTGCCACAGGTAAATAAGTGTCTTTTTCATTTTGCGTCTATTTTTTTGCCTTTGTATCTGCGATTGTACAATATCTGTCCTCTTTGTCCGCCATTCAACTTGTGCGAAAAATGCAAGAAAGTGGGATAGAGTATCATCTGGTCGAACGGCAGGCCGAGTTTCATTGCAAGCCGGGCAAGCTCCGCCGGAGCGTCAGTGGCGATGTCCGCCGCCTCTCCGTTGACGTGCTGGCTTGTAGGAACGCCTCCGACAAGAGCGTTCAGCTCCGGGCATCTGTAGCCGCTATTTATGTGCAGAGGTTTGCCCCAAGCATCGCGTAAAGGCTGGAGTACCTCAAGCACGAGTGCACGGATAGCATCTCGCTTATCGAATGTGTCTATGACATTACAAATGCCCTTTGCCTTTGCCGTTGGGCTTTCCTCGAACTCCCTGTAACTGAAATCCTTGCTAATCGTCCCCATCTCCATTCAAATTATTTACGCTTCCCTTTGTAGCCTTTTCGATAATAGCCTCTTTGTTCTTGCCGTACTGCTCAAGCAACTTGTTTATTGGCAGATAGTCCACGTCAATATCCTCGCTTTCCCTCTGCCTTTCCAGCCATTGGCAACCCCTTCCGTTCTCCGGGCGGCGCATCGCACAACCCATGTGCAGGCAGATGTGGGTTGCAGCCGTGTACCTGTCCTCCTTGAGTCTGTCTATATAGTCGCATTTCGTGTCAAGCTCTGCCCGTAGGGAGGCTTTGTCTTCCCGCAGCTCATTGATGACCTCTTTCAGGGTCTCGACTGCCTTTGACTCATTCTCGGTGCTGACGGCCTTTGCCTCCTGAAGTGCCTGCTCTGCCTTTGCCTCGTACTCTTTTTTGGTCGTACGGAGAAAAACGAACTGAAATACGTTCAGTCCGCCGAAGAGGGCGGCAGCAATTCCCAATAATAAATCCAAGTTCATTTTCTAAACCCTTCTTTTTATTAGTTATAAATTAATCGTTGAGATTTTCTCCTCTTCATATCTGTAATCCATGTTTGTACGTCGAGAGTAAAGGACAAGGCAAACTGCATCATCCTCTTTACGAATATAGCTAATCTCTATTGCAGGTCCGTCGGCATTCGAAAACACTCTTGCCGAACAAACCTCCGCCGGGCCAAATGATGTTACACCTGCATCTACTCTCCAACCGGGACAAGGAATTAATCTTTCGCTCCAATCACCAGCACTGCCGTTCAAATATGCCTTAATAAAAAGCAAGAATTCTTCTGACAACCGTCCATTTGCTCCGACAGGCTTCGATTCCGTTTGAGCGCCACCGGCATTCTGCAACGCTTCTGATATCTTATTGTCGACATCCGTATTCTTTGCAAACCTTGTCTCCATTTCTTCGGGAGCCTCGGTGTAGTCCGTTGCAATGCTTCCCCGTTCAAGTTTCACATCACTAAAAATAGCCTCACCGCAATTTGGAGTATCCGCAGACTTGAAATCATTATTTGGATAAAGATAAATTAAGGTGCTGGGGCTATTTAATTCCTTATCAGATAATTTTTTAATAGTAAAATTTATAAAGTGCCTTTTTTTACCCTCTACATACGGAATAATTGGCCCAACCAGATAATCACTATCCGCAGGTCGATAGCCAATAAGAGCCAAAAACTGGCCTCCAATAGGAGGAGTGATTACCTCTACATTAAAACTCAGCGTGTAAGTGCCCTCCACAATAGGGTTGATTGCATTATAAATGCTATATCTTCCCTTCTGTCTTTGCGGTGGCATATATCGTAACAGATTTCTCCCACCTATCTCTTTTGGTGTACTATCCTGTATCTTCTGGTTGATTTTCGACCAGAATTTCCGGCCAAAAGAGAAAAGCTCGTTTTTTGTAACTCGCTGCCCCATACTAATTAAGTGAATTAATAAAATCGGCTATCTCTTGTTCTGTGACTACCGGAGCAGGCGTAGGAATGTCGGTTAAGCAGGCAAGCGTCTGTTCAGTTCCTTTATTTGGCACAATGGTGTTAACCGCTCCGAAGCTAAATAAAAACCTTTGCCCGTCTGCGCTTATATGTGATACCCCGTCTGCAAAAATGAGTTCTTTAACGCTGAAGTCTTGCGACCCGTCTCCGTTTCTGAAGGCGTAATCACCCTTAGGCTGATATGTGCCTGCCGCCTCTGTCTTTGTCATATATCCGGACAAATCGACTTTCTGCTCGCCAAGTTTCTCCCATTTATCCGTACTGCCGTCGGCCACCCTTATATATTCCGTAAAAAGGTTCTCAGATTGTGCTCCGGTTTTAACAAGATAAATAGTTGTCTTTGAGATTCCGGTTGTAGGCAGCTGCTGCACAACCTTAATGTCGAATTTCGGAATTGCTGACACCTTGGAATCCACCTCCGCCTTTGTGTAGGTCTCCGCTTTCTTATAGTAGTTGACCAAATCCGACACGGCCTTGGTTATGAACCCTGTATCATTTGTCAGCTGCGACAGCTTTGTCTTTGCTGCCGGAATTGTGATGTCAACGGACTTGTCTGTAGCAATCGGCTGTACAGTACCGTTCACCTTAACAATCTCAATCTTGTTTGAGAAATTTGCTTTAATCTTAGCCCAAAGTTGGGTAATCAATGCGGTCAGGACAGACCACGTTACTCGTTTTTCTGCCATAATTTTATCTATGTTAAATTGTTCAATAATTCAGATACATCCGCTTCATCTGCTATCGCCGGAACGTCAAAATTCAGTTTTTCCAGCTTTTCTTCAACTCTTTGTAACTCGTCTTCAATATCCGTCATTAGTTCATTCAACGACTCGTTGAACTGCCCAGGAGTAGCGTACTTGACAATCCCGTCAGACGAGTCGTGGATAAGTATCTTGTCATCGGCCTTCACCCTGTCTATACGATCAAAGTCTGAAGCGAATTTCTTGATGTCATTTGCCATAAGGTCGTGAATTTTTAATTACCTATCTTCCTATCTTGACGAAACGGCTGTGGAGCTTGCCTTTCATATCAGAACGGCTCTGCTGAACATCATCCAAGTAGCGAATTGCTTCAGCAAGGTGCTCCTTACCGATTTTCTGTGCATCATTGGCGATTGCAGCCACCATGCGGACATCGGCAGGGCTGCTTTCGTCCCCGGATTTGACTACTACGCCGAACGGAGTGACCTGTACGGGGTGGTTCCTGACAAAACGGGAGTATGAGAGGTATCCGAGAGCCTTTTTCAGTCCTTCGAAGTGACGATATTCACCGTTGCAGGCCGTATAGTAGCCCCCGTCCAGCAGTTTCTGCTCCTCGACGGGCAATTCTCCTATGCTTCCTACCTCGTCCCCGACAATAACTCCGATATTAGTGTACTTCTGGTAGAGTTTCGCACCGATTGCGGGCAGAATGTCAAGTTTCTCCGCCTCATCAATATAGAGTTCAATACGATGGTCATCAATATTGCCGGCAATCTGTCGCAACTCCCTAACATATGCTACATCTATCATCATAGGGCAGTGCCTTTTAAGAGTTTCGACACATCCTCGTCCGTGAGACCGTAAACGCCCTTCAGAACGGCTTCCTTCTGAACAGAATTCTTGGTGTCGTCAAAGACCAGTTCCACCACGGCTCCCGTGTTCGGGCCAAGCCGTTCAGCAAGCGTGGCCGTAATCCTGTATTCCTTGGGCAGAATGTCGTAATCGAGGTCTGGGTTAATCGAGGGGTCATGCCATAGAGAGAACAAACTCTTGAACGCCTCGCTGACCGTCATTCTTTCAGGCTCGGTAATCGAATTGTAGAAATCGTAGGAATTCCTCATCGTGTCCTGTCCGAAGTTCCCGCCTACATCCACCGCACGGAGTATCGGAGGCTGCAGGAAAGCTTTGCCGATTATGTCGGGTGTCTTGTTCTCCGCCTTCTCGAAGTCCTTGTCAGTGCTGTGTCCGGAGAACGGCACGAACTCAGGCTTTTCCTCACCGTTCTGCAAGTTGATATACAGAATATTCCCAGCCTCGGTGTCGCCCTGGAACTCGGTCAGTTCCTTCTTGATTTCTTCCTCCTGCTCTTTCGACTGTATTGTATTGTCGTAGTCTATGAACATGCCGGCCGTCAGGAAATTGTGCCTAACATTACGATAGGTAATGTTCGACAGCCCCTCCTCGGAGGACATGTCCGTCAGAACCGCATCAAAAATAGGCGTAGGATAAACCTTAGGGCCATTGTTCGACACATAGAGTATCTGCCCCTTGTAGCCGTTCCAGCCACCCGCTTCCCGTACCTGCCGAAGTATCGTCTCTGGGTCAGGATTGAAAAGGTCGAACCACTCTATGTCCTTCTGGCGGAACTGACGCAGGTTCGAGTACCTCCGTCCCCAATCAGGATGCACCGCCAACTTGTCAAAGTCAAAGCACTCGTCCAGTTCCTTGAAGCGCACCCATTCCACGGGTATATGGGAAACTGACACTATCTCGAACAAGGCGTTGTAATTGACATGGAGGGCGAAAGCTCCCTGCATGGCATAGTCCTGTGACACGAAGCGGAGCAGGGTATCTACAGTGGTGCCCTGTCCGTCAATGACTGCCTTGTAGAAGTCCTTTTGCGAGAACCCTCGCCCCTCGATGAACTTGGCGTACTGACTGACGCAGGCGGCTCCCGTCTGGCTCGCACCGACAATCTCGGCCACCCTCTGCGGCTGGTCGTTCTGCTTGCCGAAGGACTGGATTTTCAGCCCCCGGTTATTGAATGTTTCGTACCTTTTCTCGGTCTTTAGACTGCTCGCTTTCATCGTGTCTGTTTTTTATCGAAAACAGCCCGAAAGCCTGTCGGCTTGCCGGGCTTGGTCTTTTGCTTATCCGTGTCGGATTGCTACTCGGCAGAGAGTTGAGCAAGGGCGGCTTCCGCTTCCGAAAGGATTGCCTTGTGCTTCTCAAGCCTGGCCTCCAACTTTCCGATTTTCCCAGAAGCTCCGGCCTGCTTCGCTTTCGCGAGGAGGGTTTCATCGGTCTTTACCGCAGCAGCGGCTTTCTTTACCGCTTTTTCAGCATTTTCGGCCTCTGGTGATACATTTATACCCTTGCTCTCGTCCGCGTTGATAACAGAGGGTTTCTGGCCGTTATAGACGGCAACGAGTTCTTCCCAGTTCTCTGGAACTTTGCTGAAGAACTTTATGTAGGACGGATTAGTGCTCAAATGGTAGAGCGCAAGTTCGTCCGTCAGGTTGAACGCACTGCACAGTTTGCTGTTGTCTCCGTTCACAACATCGCGGAGCAATGCACCTGCACGCAGTTCGAATTGTCTTGATTGCTGTTCCATAAGCTTTTCGATGTCTGATTTCATGAGGACAATATATGCGTCCATCCAGCAGTCCGAACATTTCTTGTTCATTGCCTTATGGAAGATTGACACATACAGATCCTCCGTAATTTCACGAAACGAGGTGTCGGACTTAATCAACTCCTTTACAGCAGCAGATTTAAGTCCGGCATACTTGTTCCTGTAATCAACCAAATTCATAGGCTACGAAGTCACTACGAGGCCTTTGAGCATGGTTTCCGTGGCGGCAAGCGTCTCGGAGTACACGGACTTCGGAAGTTCGCTCTCCTTGGCGTTGTCGTCAGACGCGAGAGTGAATGTGTAGAGCACGCCGTCAGCATCGGTGGAAGCGGCCTGAAAGTCGCTCATCACCAATCCTGCGTCCCAACCGTAAGCCTCGTACACGGTCTCTTGATTGGTTGCATCAAGATTCTTGACGACTGCCACTACCTTTCCCTGTGCGAGCTTAATCAGCTCGTCCTTGGCGTTCTGTGTCTTGGCAAACACCCTGCCGAGTAGCTGGTGGTTGTATGTGTTCACATACGTGCCCTTATTAAGAGATACAGAACCCTCAAACGCATTCTTTGCACTCTCATACTTATAGCCCTTGGCACTCCCGGACATGACTATCGTGGACAGTACATTGCCGGATATTGAGGACGCGGACTTGTCGATATCATCGAAGTTAAGAAGTATGAGTTCCGGAGCGATACCGGCAATTGACGCACCGCATCCAGCAAGAGTGAGGTTCTTTGCTATTTTACCGCAGTTCATATTCGTTTCTTTTTTTTTAGTTAAGGGGCAGGGCAACAGTCCTGCCCCGAATTGAGGTTTACTGTGCGTACACGAGACGGGCAGGGTTCAGCAACTTCGCATCGAGCTTGTCCTTGGTCTCAATGAAGTTCTTGCGAGACTTCTTGTCGTACCAGACATCCACACCCTCGTACGCCTCCTCGGACGGAGTGCCGACTGCGAGGTTTGCTTTCTCGATGAGGACTGCACGGTGCGGCTTATAATAGGTCGCACCAAGGTCGTTGTAGCTGTGAATCATCTTGTCCCAAATAGGCATTGCGATTACTTCCACGCCAAGGAACGAAAGCGAACTCAGACCGTCCACGAGGTTGCGATAAGTGCTTTCGATGCCCTTGCCCATGAGGTACTGCAGATATGCGTCTGCAATGGACTGGGTTACGAGGAACTGCATATTGCCAGATGTACGGAGTTCGATAGGTGCCTTGAAGTACATATCGTTCAGCAGGGCGTATGCAGCGTCACCGTCCATGGCGGAAAGCTGTGCAGCCTTGGTGGACTGACTGTTGGCTGAAATCGTGGAAAGCAGAGAACTATCAACGGTGACAGCAGCCTGCAACTGCTTGAACAGACCGTCAAGAATAGTGAAGTAGCCGGTGTCAACGCCTGCGGTTATGATACCGCCAGAGAGAACTGTATTCTTGTTCGCGGTGTCCTTCGTGTAGTAGGTCGTTCCGGATACAGCGTTGCCTGTGACAGCAGTGCCGGAGAGATACACGATAGTGCCGTTCGAGAGAGCACATTTGACGGCTCCAGCAGCGGTGGAAGCGACACCTGCATAGACGGTGCCCACGATAGCACTGCCAGAGGTTTGAGAAGAAACAGTAGCAACAGGAAGGCTCTCCACCGAGACATTGGCAGCATCGGTATCGTTGAACCACACGAGACGGTAGAAGAAGTCACGAATTGCGTCAGTCAACACGATTACGAGGATAGCCATGTAGTCGGTGTCGGTCAGGTCGTCAATGCGTATGCCATTGTTCTTGGCGTACACGACCATGGTGTTGTTAAGGTCGGAGGCACACTCCTCGATGCGGATTTCCCAGCCTTTAGGAGTCCAAACAACCTTACGGGTACCGATAGCCCAATCCTGACTATCTGGGTCGCAGCCCTGCTCCGCCTTTCCAACAAGCCCGCCGCCTGTGATGAAACCGATTTCTCGGTCATACACGATGCCGGAGTACATTGTGTGAATGACGCTCAGGTCTGGAGCATGCAAGATGTCGTCAAAGACGAGTTCATTTATGTCACGAATCTGCTCTGCAGTAAACGTGAACTTGGAGAGGTCTACAATCGGTGGCATAACTTAATTCTCCCTTTTACCGCGGATTGCATCTCGAATTGCCTGCTTACGCTCGACAGATGAAAGCTCTCCTTTGTTTCCTGCCCTGCCGTTGGTCGGGGCCACACGGTGACCGGGCTGATAGTTGCTGCGTGTTTTCTTCTGGAACTCGCGGATAATGGCCGCGGCTTCGGCAAGCTGGTTGCGCAGGTTCTCATTTTCCGTCAGGAGAGTGGTCACTTCCTCGCTCTCTTGGTCGGGCTCTTGAATTTCGGTAATCACACCATCAGCGATGACGACAGTCCTGCCGTCAAGAATTGTGAATGTTCCGTCAGGGGAAGCGGCCATACCTACTTCCAAGGTGTCATCCTCGGCTTCGGTGGTGAACAGCGTCTTCCCCTCAGCATCTACGAACTCGAAATTCGTAGCGGTGCCGATGAAATTACGGATTGCGGCCATAAAGTCATTGGCTCTTTCTTTTAGGTTCTTTGCCATACATTTACGAGTTTTGAAATTTGTATTATAGGAATTGATCTTCGAGATAAAACCCCATTCAAGGAGTTCCTGTGCAGTTCTCTCCTTTTCCTCGTTCATGAGGGTTTCAAGGGTAGCACGGTCGAGGTTGGTGCGGTCCGCATAGATGTCAAGCAGGGAGTTCTGTGCCTCCCTTGCATCGGAAGCGGCTCTCTCCAGTTCGTCAGCCGACCCGCTTGCCATTCCGTATACCTTGTGTATGAGAGCACGGCAATTGAGATTGGCACTACGGTTTTCCATAGGAGCTGCGAGCAAAAGCGTTACTGCCATCGAGTGACAACTTCCCTCGATGTTCATATGGATATTCCTGCCAGAGGTGCGCAGGCAGTCATATATTGCAAGCCCTTCTTCAACCTCTCCGCCCGGGCAGTGGATATTGAACTTGAAATCCTTTTCTTCCGGGTGCTGCTCAAAGAGAGACTGCACGAATTCGAGAGAGAAAACACCCTCGTACCCGTCCCACCTATACATCCAAGTATTGGCTTTGTTCGCAATCGGATTATGCAGTTTGATTTCTATCATAATGCGAGTACATTGTAATCACTTTTACAAAGATACTACGCCAAAACGAAAATCCATTGGTAAATTTTCATACCAAAGAATTTATGCTATACTTCCTTGCCCATTCTTAGGATTATCTTACGAACATTCTCGACGCACGTAAAACACTTCTGGGAGGTCGCTTCATAGGCTTCCATTTTCGATTTTCCTGCGTCCAAACACGATAGGTAGTACTTGTATATGTACAGATACCTTGCGACCGATTGAGGGATAATCCCTGCGTTTACAAGGCTCTCTCTCTGGTCGTCAGGAATGGTCATTGCGAGTTCATATACCGTCATAGCTTGGCAGAATTGACAATTTTCGTGTATTCCTTGTCTCCACGCCGCACATCGTCAATGGCGGTGTAGATTTGGAGTCCGGCCACCGCTTCGCGGAACTTGTCGCCCACCTTGTCAGCAAGTAAGTCATAGTCTATTTCCGCACCTGCGGATGCACCTACACCTTCGGCATAGTACCTTGCTGCATACCCAGTGTCAGGCACCCCTCCGTGCTTGCCAATGTACGATATGAGATTGAGCAGCTCGGGGAACGCCCGACTCGGTGCTGCGGATATGATGCGCTCGTCACCCTCGGTGTTCACCAGCACTCCGCCCTGCTCGTGGGTCGCACCCTTGACAAGTCCACCCTCCCTGGCAGCAGGTAGGGGCTGGGAGAGGACTGCCGCGAGTTGGGCTGCACCAGTGGCCGCTGCAATGGCGGTAAGTACACCTGTGGAAACACCGAAGTCCATCTTCGGCACTTCAGCCCATATTTTCATAATAGCGGCGGCAGTATTGATTGCAATCTGCATCGCACTCAAAGCCTTCTCGCGGATTGCCTGCTCCCTTTCAATCTTCGCCTTCTTATTAGCCAGTTCCTCGTCCGCCTTGGCTGTTTCCTTGTCATACTGTTTCTGCGAGATAAGCCCGGCCTGCAACCGCTTTTCAAGGTCTTTCTTCTGCTTGGCATTGTCAGATTCCGCTTTCCGCGTCCGTGCGTCAGAAAGATTGTTCATGAGGTCATTAATACTGACGGCAATTCCCATGACCTGCTCGGCGTAGTTCTGAAATGATTCAAGTCGACGATTGTTCTCCTCTACGTTCAGATCAGCAAGTTCTTCCTCCAGAGCCGCCCTATGCTCAGCAGTGAGCGTCTCGAGTTCCAATTCCTGCTCCAAGAATTCCTTTTGCGTCAGATACCGTTCACGGGCATTCTTCCATTCAAGTTGCATTTCCTTTGACAGCGATAGCTCCCTCGCCTTGGCTTCCAACTGCAACAGTTGCTGCTCCTGCTTGTAGGTGTCAAGACCGGCCTGCTTGCGGGCCGCGATAATGTCATTAAGGATGTCAATCTCATAGTCCAGTTTCTCGTCCTCGTTCAGAGAGAACTGGCGCATATCATCGGAGTATGCGGCCTTTACCTTGTCCTCCAATTCCTTGTCCGTATTGTCGCGGTCTGCGAGACGGATTGAACGCTCCTCAGCAATTTGCTTTTCGAGCAACTTACGCTTGTAGTAATTCTTCTCTTCATCAGAGAGATGCTCATCCTCGATAATGGCCTTCAAAGCCACCTTGTACTTCGCCCTCATGTCCTCCAACTGATCGTCCAGATTTTTGCCCCCTGCGGTCTGAATGGCAGCATCGAGCAATGTCTTCCGGTGCTTCTCCACCTCGGCAAGTTCCTGCATGTCATAATTCTGCTGCTGAATGACAAGGTTCTCCCTCTGTAACTTGTACTCGTCCTCATTTATCTTACCGTATTTTCGTTGCAGATTGAGGGTTGCGAGCTGATGATTCAGGGTCATCTGAAATGCCTTGCGGTTGTACTCCAACTGATACTGGAACTGTGCCTCTGCGTTTTCTTCGGCTGACAGGGCATAATTATACTCGTAGGTCGAAAGGCGTTTCAGGTATTCCTGCTGATTCTTCTGCTTCTGCGAGAGTAGCTTGTTCTGCTTATCAAAAGCCTTTTCTGCTGCCTCATTACGCTTGTTATACTCGTTCTCAATCTGTTGTGTCAGAGCCTTGTCAATGGCTGCCACAACGCTGTTGTATGAGTTCATAATGTCAGTGTAGGTCCTGTACGCATCCTGCATAACTTTCTGCTGTTCAAGGGTTTTCCTGTTGTCAGCACCTTTCCTGCGGATCAGGTCCTCCAAAGAAGCCACCTGTACACGGTAATTGGCAAGTGCTTGTGCCGTTTGCATCTGCATGGTTTTCTTCCTCTCAGCAGCAAACTGCACCTCGTTCGCGAGCAGGGTCTCCTCACGCTTCTGCTCAATCTTGGCCAGTTCCTCCTTTGTGGCATTGTTCTTAAGGGCAGTCCTACGCTGCTCGTTGTAGAGAGCATTTATCTTGGTGGCACGTGCGATCTCATTGGCGGCGTTCGCTGCGAGGGTGACTTCCGTATTCCGTGTCTGCTTCTCGTACTCCTTCTGTGCTTCGGTAGCGGCTTTCTGTGCGGAGGTCGAAGATGACAACCACTTTGTGAGTGCAACCAATGCCGTTCCTAACGCGATTATGGCGGATATGAGGAGTATTATCGGGTTGGCCCTCATGGCTGCATTCAGAGCCTTTTGTGCTACTGTTGCGGCGAATTTTGCAACAGTATTCCCGGATGTCGCCTTGGTCTCATTAACGAGAGCCGCAGTCCCGAGTTTGATTTGCAGGTTCGAGGCAATCTTCTGAATCGTCCCCTGTTTCTGGAGGGTGTTGTAGATACGGGTGACGGCTGCAAGGGCGGTTACTGCGATTTGGAGCTTGGATATGCCTGCCTGCAATATCTTCGCTTGCTCGCTGTCGGTGCCCATCATCCGAGACAGGCTCGAAAGCCCTGCAACAAGTCCAATAACGCCCATAGAGTAGGTCTCCACGGATTTCTGACCGCTTTGTGCAAGCTGATTGCTGTATGCATCCAACTGAGCCTTGGCCGCTTGGAACTCGGTGGAGTTTTCCTTTCCTGAGGCTGAAAGTTGTGCCAGTTCCTTGACGAGTTCTGCGATGCGTTCCCGGGTCTGGGCGGCTACCATACCGTAGTTGCCGACATTACGGGTGAACACCCCGTAGGCGGCTTCCATTTCCTTAATCTTGTCATTGAGTTTTCCTACTTCCGAAGCCTTCTCGGCAAACTTAGGGTCGGTCATCTGCATAGCCCTCAGTTCGTCCTTGGCTATTGAGAGTTGTGCACATAGCCCTTTCAGAGTGCCGGCGTACTTGTTGTCCTGCACGATGGCGTTCTGCACCTGACGTGATTGCTCCCTGATTTCCTTAGACACAGCCTTGCGCTGCTCCTTCAATACAACCAATTCCTTTTGCAGAGTGAGTATATGAGCACGCTCATCTTCAGAAACCACTATGCCCTGCTCAGTCTTGGAGATTACCTCGTCCTGTGCTTCTTTCAGTTCTGCGGACTTGTCCTTGATGCCGTCCGATATGTCTTTCAACTGCACCTCCAGTTCCGCAAGCTTGTTCACTGCGTCCCCGAGGTTAATGTCTACCTTGTAGAGTACCTGCTTGTCTGCCATGATATTTGTCGTTTACTATTGCCGTTTACAAAATTTTTCCTACATTTGCAGTGAACAAGTATGGATGTGCGTCCTGTACATTGCGCTCTGCCAGTGTGTCGCGTAACCCTTTTTAATACGCCGTCGGATTGTTCTCGGAGAAATCCCATAGGGTCTTAAGGTCGCTTGACCTGCCCCTCACACGAACTCGGTTGGAACATAAGTCCCAGCCATTTTCGTTCTTATGGTACAAGCCTACATACAATTCGGTCTTTCCTCTGTGAGCCTCGTTCTTAATCCGTCCATCCCTTGATACCTTAACTTTGCCCGGAGACGGCAGTTCAATTGTCTGCAGGAGGTCGAACACGAGTGTCGGGTGCCTCAAACTACCTGGGTTGTAGTACATTTTATAGGCTGCGGACTTCGATGGAATGTCCCCGCTTAACCTTTCAAGAATGTCCCTGCCGATGATACGCCAGCACTGACCTCCGCGCTGTCGCTTATACGACTTCTGCCTGTCTGTATGCGTCCATCTCTCTTTTTGCTTCACCTTGTCATAGCGTTTCCTGTTCACCCCTTTACGGGTATAGCCGTACCGAAGTAGCAGCAGTTTGTACTGCCCGGAAGAAATCATGCTGTTTATGACGGAATTCGGGAGAGACGGTATCGAAATGAAGTAGCCTCCCCTTTCAAGGTCTGCGACAATGGCTATCTCGAATTCGTCGGAGCTGGGCGTATTGTCGCCGGCAACGGCTCCGAGTTGCAGCAACTCTACCTCGGCAGTGTCGAGAGATTTTGTCGTAAGCTTTGTAATCGCATAATAATGCCCTGTCTCGTACGAATAGACGGGTGTTTTCATGTCGAGGGTAGAGAGTTCCACAGCGTCAATCAAAAGGCTTGCCTTAATGGTTCTTGTCCTTTGAAGGACTGCCATATAAGAGAGATATTTTCTTTGCAGGATGCTGTTCCAGTCCATATAGGCAAACGACAATGCAGTATGAACTGTGCCTGCCGCCCCAGTGTACTGCAATATCCTCGGGGTGACTTCCGAGAACTGTACGCTGTCATTGTTGTCACGGGTGTATGCGTAGATGACCGGGGCAGAACCTCCATCAGTGGCGGCAAAGTCCAAAGTCAGAAGGTCGGCTTCCTTTTCCAAGGATTCATCGTCAATATCCATGGATGCATCATAGTTGGACTTGACCGTGCTGTCCTCCGCATACTTGCACCAGTTCTTCTGGGCATAGCCCGACAGAGTGCTTTGCTGCTCACTCGGCCGGCGGTTAGTAAATATGAGCCTGCCAGTCCAATCGTAGGCATTCTTACGATTGCTGTACAATGATGATATGCTGACAAAGCGAATACCATCGTCCTCAATGGAGGGGAACACGCCCTCCAACTTCATGAGGTTTTTCAGCAATTGAGAGCCTGTCCAGTCCGGCAGGTTCAGCCACAGAGGAAACGAGCCTCCGAAAATAACGTCTTGGTCCTTGTCTATGTCGGGAACAAGAACGACCGAGCCAGAGCCGTTCGCAATGGTAGAGTATCCTACCGCCTCCTGCGAAAGGATAATTTTCAGGTATTCATACTCCGAGGTGTCGATGCTGACCCTATAGTCACCATTCACAGAGTAGAAATATGTTCCGTTTACCAGCGACCGTGAAACCGGAACGCTTGCCACGACCGTTACATAGTCTCCGTCCTCGTCGGTACGACAGATGCTAATTGCAGTTCCCCATGAGAAAGAGCCTGACGAGAAACGGAAGCCCTGATGAAACGTTATCTCCAAATGCGATACTTCGCTGACATCGAATATCCCTTCGCTTATATATAGCTTGTGAGGGTCTTTGTCTCCCATTGTCGTAGAAAGGGCAAGTCGGGTTTCATAACGTGCCCCGGAGCCCCTGTCCTTGTTATACACGGCAGTGTGAGATATGATAGCCCCCTGTGCCCTTTTCGCTGCCTCGTCCGCTTTCTTGGTGACCAGGGGGATTGCATAATTGTTGAATATGCTTGCATTGAGCAAGGACACCCCAGATGCCGTTTGCAAGGCAGAGAGCACCTCACGTACCGGCAGGAACGGATGTGCATAGCCGTTAGGCCATTGAACATTGGAGGCGAAATACTTGCTGCTGGATATGGTGCCGGCGTTCCATGTCACATGAGAGGTGTCCCCTGTGAGGTCGCGCAACTTGGTGTCGAGCAACTTCTGAAAGCCCTCTATGCTACCCCATACGAACGAGAACCGTATGGAGGTGGGCGTAAGCGAGAGCAGTGTGCCGTACCCGGCAAACAACTGGATGCCGTCGCGATAGTAGAGTACCCTGTGCCTCCGATAGGCATAGACCGACCCACTACCGTATAGATGGCTGTTCTCTATTGCTTTGAGATTGCTCCTCGTGTTCGGGAAATCAACCGAGTTAGAGCGATTTGACACAATACTGTCAATATCCGTGAAGAAAGGCGATTGCCAGACGAGAGACGCGGACTTGCCATCTTCCTGATCCATCAGCTTACCATTGATGTAAATTTGCTCTCTCATAATCAATACTATGTGTTAATGGTCGGCAGATTGAATGTAACCTCGAACGAGAACAACGCGTCCTTGGTGTCCTGCTGCCCGTTATACTTCGTAACAGCAAGCGTGACCCACCTGCCCGTCTTCTCGTTGAACCATTCCACGAGGCTTGAAAACGGGAGGTGCTGCAACTCGTCAAAGACCGCCTCTTTCAGTCCCACGGTGCCCACAGTAACGGTGTGCTCCGTAGCAAGAGAATAGTTCTTCCTGTTGGTCTTGGCGTTTTGCGTGTCCTCCACATAAGGAGCATACTCGGTCGCACTCTTGACACCAGATACCCGCCTCTGCTGACGGGAGAACATCCAGTAGTCCACGCCACCGAGACGATTAATCCAGCGTACATAGAACGGGTTGACAGGAACGCACCTGCTTATGACCGGTATTTCGAGTCTCTCCTGCAAGCCGATGTAGTCACCAGCCTCCGTACCCACATAATTACTGTCCTTGTCCGCAAGCAGGGTAAAAGCATCGGAGGCCTTTACCCTGCTGACAGAATACGCCCTTGCCGTACCGAGTGCGAGAGTGACCGATGACGCACCAGCGAGGACGGCATAATCGAGGTCATATCCTTCATACAAGGAAAGGCGTTCAAAACCCGTCAGAACCTTTCCGACATACGCAGATAGGTCTGTGGTCTCTCCTATCTGTGCAACGGCGTTCACGGCTAAATATGTGTATGACGAGCCACTTCCTCCGATGTGCCTGACGGTGTACTTCGCATAGAGAGCAAGGTCGGCTACCACATCTTCCTTCATGTCTACAAGGTCATCATACATCCACTGACGCACCACGGCGGAAACATCGTACTTGGATATGCCGTGGAACGATTCAGCAGTAAGTCTCTGATATGTCCCGTCTGACTTGTAGATGTTCAGCGAGTATGTGTCCACATCGTCATTACGGTACATGACATATCCCGTAGTGCCCTGGCACATATAGTTACTGTCGGTGTATGAATATCCTTGGTGAACATAGATGTAGTTATCGTCCTTGATATAGTCATACAGATAGTCTGAAGTGAACCCTACGGCAGATATGCTCGTTATGGCAGTCCCATAACTTGACACGGCAAAGTGTTCCGTATTCGACGGAATATACTGCGTCTTCGTGACTGGGCCTGACGCGGTGTCCATCGTGAAACGGACATAGATTGCGGAGGTCGTCTTGAACTGGAAGACAAGCCGTATGTTCGTATTGTCAATGGAAATGTAGTTCGGCTGGCGTAAAAACCCTTCCCTTTTAGGGTCGTAGTTGCCGACCACGTGCAGGTACTTGGTGCGAGTAAACACGAGGGGATTGTTCGCACACGCGATTGCATGAGGCGTGTCCCAGAGAGCAACGCCCCCGTTGTTGTTGGTCGCTTCCCTGTCTCCGGTAAAAGCCGAGAGATAATTTGAACGCAAATAGTTGTACATAATCAGAAGAAAAACTTATTGTCAAACTGTAAGTCGAAATATGCCATAAGGCGGTCGTTAAGCCGTTTCTCGAAAGCCACTATCTCAGGGGTGATGACCTTATCCTGCAAGGCCTTGTCGCGATGTCTGCGAGTGCCGAACTTGCCGATATACCATTTGAGCCAGTTTGCGGTGCGCAGGTACTGTTCCTCGGTCAGTCCGGAGGACGGAAATCCCCGCACCCTGCACCATTCCGTAAGGCTGCGTATAAACTCTGCCCTCTGCTCGTCAGTCCCCCTCTTGCGGTGCGGTCCGGCTCCCTTGTCGAATGTGCCGAGATGAGGTAGGCCGAAGAGCTGTGCCGTGAAGTTCAAGCCCCCGTTGTCGAACAGCTGCTTTTCCAAGGACGCAATGGACTTGCCCGTGGCCTTCTGACCCTCGGCAATGTGCCTGCGGCGTATGCCGTCAACGAACTCGTCGAGACACTGGTCAATTATGTCGTGAATACTTTGCATTGATTACCGCGTCAAACCGTCTGTGATACTTGTGCTTTTCGAGGTCGGTAAAGAGTATGCCGAACACTTTTGCATAGTCCCATTTGAGGATGTCATCCGGGTCTTTCCCGTATTTCTCGGCAAGTGCGTCAATGGTGGCGAGAGAGCCTACTTTCTGTGTCAGTTCCCTAATACCCGCTTTCTCCTCGTCAGCAGTGGGCTTATAGGCGAGCATATCCTTCTCTTTCTCTATCCACTCTTTGAAACCGTCCAAAATCGCATCCAATGCCTTTACACGACATTTAATGGGCAAAAGGGTAGGAGAATACCCGTACAACTCCCTGAACGCGTCCTTGAGTTTCCTATATGCATCCTTGGAGGTGTCCGAGAATATTTCACCGAGGGCAATGCGGTTCCCGTAAGTGAACTGCCCTCCCTCCATATCAATTCTGCCAATTGTGAGCTTCCCTATCCGTACCATGTCAACAAATCTTGTAGGTGGCATAAAAACGAAGCATGACCGATACTGCGTTGGCGTCAAACCTCGGAGGCTCCGGGTAGCATATAAACTCATTCACGGGCTCGAATATCCCGCTTGCGTTGAACGCATCCATGAACGGAATGACGGCTTCCGCTTCAATATCTTCCCTCAATGCCTCCCTGTCGGTAGCGTTGCATTGGAAGTCCGAAAGTTTCATGAACGACAACTCTATGAGTACCTGTTTCCTCCAGCCGTAACGGGCTATGTACTTTCCGTCAGATGAGTACTCCTCGAAGAATATGCAAGGGAACACCTTGTCGTCTGCACGGACATTCATCATCTTCGAGGTCTCGAACTCAAACAAGTATCCGGGGCAAGCCTGCTCCACAATGCTTTTGATAGTGCTTAATAGTGCCATGATTCTATGTTCTTGAAATCCTTGTCTTGTTTTGCGGTGCTATATTCTCCACCATGCCTGTAAGCGTGTCGGGTGCGTCATCATGAGCGTTCTTCCCCTCCTTGCGGTAGCCCTTGACGGCGTTGGCGAAGAGCGGCCACCTGTGCACCCAGCCAATAGGAAAATAGACCATATTGGTGACTTCGGCGGAATGGACAAAGATGCGCACCTGCTTGTTCTGCGTCTGCGTGAATGTCTGGATACGGCAGGACAGCACGCCCATGGTGCGCAGGTTGCGTTCCACATTCCTTGCATACCCTCGGCCGCCATTATTTGCCTCGATGAGTGCAATCTGCGTCTCGTTGCGCATCAGCAGATTTGCATTCTCCACCTCATTATACTCCATAGGCTTATCGTTGAACAATATGTCGGTCACATACAAGCCAAAGGGGTATTCGTTGTAGCAGATTGAGCATAGCATGTCCGATCCGGTGTCAGCAGAATCGGTATAGTTCTTCTTCACATGCCGGTCCGGAGGCAGTGCCTCGTAGGTCTTGAACTCCCCGTACATGAGGCCTTCCAGTGGCATAGGATTCTGCATATACTGCGTCTCGAACACAAAGGGGGACGCAGCTTCAATCTTGTGCAGTTCCGCAATGTTGTGCTTGTGAGGCCACAATGCAACTTCGTTGCCGTCTGCATCGAACTGGATGGCAGGAATTGAGATTATCTTCCAGTCGTCTGGTTCAATGCTCATCAGATACCCGCATAGGTCATGTTCGTGGGTACGCTGACAGACAATGATGATAGGCGTTCTTCGGCTGTTCACACGGTTTCTGATAGTGGTCTCGAACCGTCTGTTAACCTGCTCCCGGATATTGTCGGAAAGAGCGTCCTCTGGGCGTATAGGGTCATCAATGACGATAGCCCCTGTGAACTTGTGAGGGTTGAATACTGCAGAGTATTCGTCCAGATAGGTCTCGTTCACTTCGCCGTCCTCGGCATCGGTAGCACCTGCTCCGAAACCTGTAATCTGGCCGAGGGTGGATGTCGCATACAGTCCGCCCTTTTCAGTGGTGTCCCACTTCGCCTGCGTGTCGCGTCCCTTCTGCACCCGTGCACTAAACAAAGCCCTGAATAAGGGGCTGTTCACTGCATCCTTCACTGCCATGGAGTTCTCGGCAACAAGCCCTGCTGAATACGAAAGATGGATAAACTTGCACTTCGGGTTTATGGCGAACCCGTATGCCATGAACATCTTTGACACCAGTTCCGTCTTGCCGTATCGAGGGGCTATGTTGATAATCAACTTTGTGGTCTTGCCCCGCACCACCGAATCCAAAGCGTCGCACATCTGCTCGTGATGACTGCCGAAGATAAAAGGGGTCTTGTACATATGCAGAAACATCTCGGACGTAAACCGTCTGAGCGAGGATGTCATAAGTTGCCTATGTGCCATAACCAATACTTCGTTCTTCGTAAGTTTCATCGCTATCCCGTATTATTGGGCATTTGCTTTGAGATATTCTATTTCTTCAGCAGTAAGTGGGCGGAGTGGCAGTTCCTCTCCGTCCTTGCCTGTATGCTCAAATCTCTGCTTGTTCTGCCAGTGTTCAGGATCCATGTTCGTCTGGTAGTGGATAATCGCACCGAGGTTCGGCGGCACTTCCTTCTTGATGACATACTGAGCCCGAACTTTCGCCTTGCCCTTGCCTGTCCCGTCATCCACATACTCCGTTCTCTCCTCCTCGGTGACATAACCGAGAATGAGTTTAGAAAGCGACCTCTTGCACTGCACAAGCCGTTTCTCTGTCAGCCTCTCACGTGCTTTTATAATGCCATCGGAAAACTCGGAGTGGGCACGCTTCCAATCAGTGAACGTATCCACATTTATTCCGACAATCCGGCATATCTCGGCCTGCGAGTACTCGTCCGATTCCAGAAGGGCAAAAATCTTGTCGCATATTTCCTTACAGTATTTCATCGGGGTGCTCCTCCTTGTACTTCTTCTTGGCGAGTATTTGCGTCTTGCTCTCCCACGCCTGCTTGTACTCCGTGTTCTCGAACAGTTTGCTGAATCCGGTGATGTGCTTCAGTTTGAGCAGTTCTTCGGGTTCGAGTCCGAGCTGGTTGCAGATGTCCTCATCCTTCCATCCGTTGTCAAGAAGTTCGAATACCATGGAGGACATTCCTTCGACGGAGTGGCGGCCACGTGCCCGGTTATGGCGGACGGTCGCGGCCATTCGCTCGTTGATGCTTTTGTTGATGACGACAATCGGGAGCATTCCGTGGTTTCTCTCCAGAATATCAGCGTTGTTCTTACAGGTGAAGTACCTGTGAAATCCGTCTACGATTATGTATTTCTCCTTAGCCTCGTCCCAGATTGTCACCACGGGCTGCGTATATCCGTCATTCCAAATGGAGGTGTAGAGCAGCCCCATTTCCTTGCGTGCGACCGAGTTCGGGTTGTAGTCGTTGGGTTCGACCATATCGACCGGCACCCATCGGACAAGGTCTATGGGCTGTCCTTGATTCGGAGAGACCTCGTGCAAGGCAATTCTGATGCGATTTAAGGCATCGAACTTGTCAGATGAGGAATTTATCCATTCTTTAACCAAAGTCAAAATCTGAGGTGTTTCCATGCTATTCAGGGGTTTTTTATATGAGTCTTGTCTTGAAGTCCACAAAGCAGAGGGCGGAAAGCACTGTCCCGTGCTTCTTCCGCACAGTGTGAGAGTAGCACCAGAGGTGGGGAGCATCGAGCCGATACTGCCAATAGGTGCGCGAGTGCAATTCCTGCAGCGAGATATTGAGTTTGTTCTGGAGGTCGTCCATATCCATCTTCCCGGATATTTCGCAGACGAGACCTCCGACCTTCTTCTTTCCGTCATACATCCATGCGTAGATGATACCTGCGGAAATTACGTCCCCTTTCTCCCCGTGGGCGGTTGCCATTATCGTCATCAGTTCCGAGCCGAAGGGCGGCATCTTCGCCTCAGACTTCGAGACCTCCTTGGCGGTGGCCGGAAGAACTGACGAGTAGTACTGTATATTGTAGTCCGATATGCCTGCATCGTGCAGGGCGATATGGAACGATCCCGCATGAATCTGGTTGTCGGAGTCTCCTCGGCCGATAGTGCCGAAGAACCTGTTAGGAATTCTATTGCAACTCATAATCGATATACTTGTTTGTGATATGGTATTTCTTCTTTCCGTTCTTCTTCCAGTACTCCCACTCAGATACGGCCACTCCAGACTTGAAACGCTTTATCAGCGTCAGGCAGACATCGGCACGGAGGACGGACTGTATGCAGACCTGACAGTAATCGTCATAGAGCAGGGCGTTGGTCCTGTAACGCCGTGCTGCTGGATTAGTGTATGCCTTGTAGAATATCGGCCTGTCCTCTTTCCGAATGAGGTGGTCGGTCAGGTAATCCCTGTACTCCTCCCAGCTCGCAAACATGAATGGAAGTTTCTTGACCTTGAACGCATCGTCGAGCATCTGGCTTGCAGTGTTCACCCCGGACAACCTGCGTGTGAGACGGTTGTACAAGTCCGGCTCTATTTCCTGCATAAATGAGAACGCCTTTATTGCCTCCTCGTGCGTTATGTTCGATATGCGCATGTTATTTATCGGAAGACCGTACTGGTACATGTGATCGTACATGCGGTTGTAGTCGAAATGATTGTCCTGTATGTATTTCCATACATCGGAATACTCCCAATCATAGATTGGGTCGAAGTCCACCTTCTTCCCGTTCAGGCGGGTTGCACACCACAGACACCACTTGTAGGTCGGGTGTCCCTCGGTGAGTGCCACCTTCCGCTTCGGGGTTTCCTGACAACGCATTCCAAGCAGGGCCGCTACCGGCTCCCCGTGGAAGTATTGAGAGGGCAGCAGGTCGAGCATCTTATAGAAGTCCTCCTCCTTGCCCGTACTCTGCCATTCCTGTATGGAGTTAGGCTCCTTGGGGCGGATCCATTCCTCCTCCTTGCCCGGTTCCCAGCAGTGCAGCCATCTCTCGTCCCCGGAGGACGCATTGTTAATCTTGAACGGAATCTGAAACCACATCGGGTTGATGTCCAGCCGTGCCATTGTCCTGCGTATGTAGTCTATTGTGGAGTCCCATTCGGCTTCCTGGTCGAAGAACACAAGATTGACCGGTAGGCGATTCATCTCGTTCGCCACTTCGAGTGCGAGGTGAAGCACCACGGTGCTGTCCTTGCCCCCGGAGAAATTGACGACCACATTCTTGAATTCACGATAAACGAAGCGTACCCTCTCCTTGGCCGCTTCGTACACATTCTTGCCGAGATAGATGTTCATAGTAGTGTCATTTTTTGAACGTGAGAGATTGCCTCTTGCTGCTCCTGCGACTGTCAATACGGGAGCAGCAAACCTTATGGTCGACCAAGTTAGGCACCCATATCAGGTACTTCATCTTGTTCGACTTGAAGAAATCGGCCATGAGCAGGTCATACGGTGCCCCGGCTTCCTCCTGACGAGATGAGGTCTTCCAGAACTCCGCTATCCTCGGCCCGATACCTGCGGGCAGATAAAAGCACTGATTCATGCTGAACGTCGAGCCGGGCACGAACCTCGTTCCTTTTGTCAAATCGTCCTTTCTCATTGAAAAGAACTGAATGACAGTATCGGGGTACTGTGCTATGGCTTCCATGACCCTATTATAGAAGTCATCGCACAAAATGATGTCGTCCTCCAAGTGGACAATCGGGCCGTCAGAATAGTTCATTGCAGCAAGGAAGTTTTCCATTGCGTCATGCTTATGGTCAATCAGGGTGACAAGGTTTGGGATTGCATTGTGCATTTCCGTAAGGTCGTGGCCGCAGAAATCCGTAGTTCTCACCACAAAGGATACTTCTGTATTGATTTTGTTCATGTCAATCATATTTCTGAATGTCAAACTTATATCCACAGTTAGGGCACTCCACATGGCGCAGAGATGCTCCGTCTTTGTGGTGCTGAATCATACCCTCGACCTTATCCTTAGCCCTCTGAATGTCACTTGCAGTGGTAGCGGAATTCTGCTGTGTAGGATTGAGGTTAGGCTTGTAGCCGTCCTCCCATTCCTTCGTCTGCAACCCGAAGTCTCTGGTATCTACTCCGAACTTGGCGGACACATACTGCAGGGCGGATTCGTCCCATTCAAGGTTGCGGACAGAGGTGGTATTGTCGTATGCGGCCATGGCCCTTCCCTCAGCGGTGTCGAGGTCGAGGTCAGTGCGCCGTACTGCAATGAGTGTGTCGCCTGTCGCTTCCACCACGACCACATCAGTAATGCCGGATTTCTCGGCGGCTTCCTTCGACTTGTTCCCCGCTATTATCCTATCGTTCTTGTCAATTAGGACGGAACGGCCTGCACCAACTTCCGAGAAAGATTTGGCGAGCAGACCCTTTCCTATGAGAGTACCCCTGTTGGCATTAGCGTTGTCAGGAATGAGAGAGCCGATTTCCACGACTTTCTCGGTGGTCTTCCCCTTACTCATATTCTTCGCCCTCCAGTGCAAATTCGGTAAAACAATTCGGGCATACGGCAGTGGACGGTGCCACTCCGTTATCCCTATCGTACTTTTCCCTCTCTTCTCCTGTCATAAGATTGGCCTCTTTCTTGTCGAACCCGAGCCCTTCACGGCTCAGTCCAAACTGCTCCGTAATCCTGTCAATCACGGATTCATCGAACTTGATATTGGCTTTCGCCACGGCATTGTCTGCAAGGGCGAGTTCTCGTCCATCCTTACTGTCGAGGTCCATATCAACGCGTTTGACGGCTACGAGTTGTGAACCGTCACTATCCACCACCTGCACCTTGACGATGCCAAGTTTGATTGCCTCCTCCAAGGTCTTGTTCCCGGCAATCAGGCGGTTATTCTTGTCGAGCAAGATTGACCGCCCTGTGCCGAGCCTGCGTATAGATTCGGAGAGCATTGCCCGCCCTTCTTCCGTGCCGAGGTTGATATTCTGGTCATCCGGAATGACGTCTTGAATGTTGATTTCTGTCATTGTAGATACTATTCTTGAAATTCTTGATTGCTTTCTTCTGAATGTAGAGGAAATGACCTGGGTACTTGGCAATGGCGTACCTAACCGCCTGATTTGTCTTCTTGCCTTTCAGTTCCTCCCTCACTACCCATTTGCGGGTAAATGCGTTCTTTCTCGTGGCCACGACCCATGTCAGTCCGCGACCCGCTTTCCGCACTACTGAGACCCGCGGATAAAAGGCCTTGCGGATACGAAACCAAAGTGTGTCAATTCTGTTCATGATACAAAGTTACAAGTTTATGATTACAATATACTCACATTTGCAAAGATTTTACTCTACAAGTTCAAAAGAGTAGGCAAATACCAATGGATTTCGCTCCCATGTGCCCTTTCCGCTTATCTTGTCTATAAGATAGGCGTAGGCTTCACGGGCGGAAAGAAAGGTCATATCCGTTTCATTTTTATTTTTCTCGGAAATATGAAACAGTTTTCTCTCATCATAAGATTGCCAGACCCCCTCGCGCAGTATGTCCTCATCGGAAATATCCTGCAGCCGTTCAATTCTCACACCGGTAATTTTGATGTGGTGTGGCATTAGGTCTGCACTTACGAACAGTTTGTTCCTGTATCCGGCATGTTCGGAATAGGCATCAAGCGAGAAAGGGGCATTTGGGAAGCAGTTCCAAGAGATGTCCGCATATCTCTGCGCTATAGCCACGACCTCGCCGGCCTTGTAGGGCAGCATCCTTTCCGCCTCTTGCCGGTCTCCGACAGAAACGTCCTTTCTGATTGTACGCCTCGTCATTGTCTTTATCCCGGCCAGCACCGCTTGTGTGAGGCGGAACCTGTCGTTAAACATTATCTTTTTCATCGCACAACTTCACTATCAGCTTCTCGATAAAATCTTCGAGTAATTCCGCTATATCGCCTCTGTCGTACCAGCCTCTATCGGCCTGGTAGATGACATAGTCGTCTATCATGTCCTTGGCTGTTTCCCTTATCTTATCTGTCTGCATCATTCATTTGTTGTTTTAGAAGTTTCTATTTGTTCTATTGCATTGAATATCTTATATGCTACCTGCGGCACCCACGCATTCCCTAAAGCGGCGACCGCGTCCTGCCTCCACTTCGGGAAAGAAATGGTAAGGTCAGCCACGTCAAAGGGAAGCCCATCATCTCGGCTACAAACAGGGGGTTGAGTTGGGAAGTCTTGCCAGAAGGCCTGTATTCCCTCGCTATTATGTCCGTCAGGTTTTGTTTTATCCTGTCCCGTTTGACGTTCCCTCTTGAGCTCTGCGCTGTGGGGGTCGGGAGAAGATTCATCGTCGCACATTTTGCCAATGTCGGTCGTTCTTTTGCATTTCTGCTCAAAGATTTGTTCATTCTTCCTGTTTCTTTGTCTATTGCTGTCGGTGTGGGCAACAATCCACACCCTGTCTCGCCTGTGGGGAGCTCCGACGGCACAAGCCGGAACAATAAACGGTTGGACGGCATATCCTGCACTTTCAATATCCCTGCAGATGACGGAGAGAGTGTATTCCTGCTCCTTTCGATATACGTAATTCTCTTCGAACAGATTGTCCTTGCGTCCCACTTCAACCTCCTCGCCGGGCTGTACCATACTGATGATTCCAGCAACGTTTTCGCCAACGACCCAAGAGGGCTGAATTTGCCGTATCGCCCGTAGCATCTCGTCCCAGAGGTAGCGGTCGTCTTTTGCGCCAAGCCGCTTGCCCGCGAAACTGAACGGCTGGCACGGAAAGCCTCCCGTAAGAACATCGACTTGTCCTCTCCACTTGTTAAAATCTGTTTTTTTGATGTCGTCATAACTAATCGAATTTGGATACCAATATTCCAATACTTTGCGAGGGAACTCCCGTATTTCGCAATGGAACAGGTTTTGCCAGCCCATCCACGATGCGGCGAGTTCCGCCCCTCCTATTCCGCTAAAAAGACTTGCGTGTGTCATAACCTGTTCTTTCAACATAGCGTACACAGCAGACTATTTGCGTCTTATAAGACAGAAATCTGCCCAAAGGTGAATGAACTGTTTCCCGCAGTAGTCGGCCAACGCCTCGTTCTTAAAGCAGAG